ATAAATGCAATGATCAACCCATGTGTAGTTTATGTGATAAAAAATTATGTAGGTCTAGAAAATTTGGCATAGGACAAGAGATAATATTTCCGAGTCTAACAGACTTGCAAGTAGTCAACTTAGAGGAACCTTACTATTATATGAATGTAGATGGAGATAGATTGTATTTAGATTCAGCAAAACATTTAGCTAATCAAACTTTATTTCAAGAAGAATGTATAAAACAATTACGAATAAATCCACCAACACTTAAAACAGGTGATTGGAAAAAAATTACTACTGTATTGTTAAGTGGTGCAGAGATTACAGAACCTGCAGAAGGCACAAGCACAAAAGATATATTAAATAATTACTTAGAAGATTACTGTGTAAACAGAATACAAAAAGACGACTACGAAGATCTACGTAATGGTGGTACGTACACTAAAGATGGTTATCACCACTTTGTATTTGACAACTTTTTTAACAACTATCTATCAAGAAAACATTGGAGAGTTCCGTATCAAAGAACATCACAGATGTTAAAAGATGATTTAAACTGCACAACTAAACGTGTAGGTAAAACAAAAATATCTGTGTTTGTTGTAGCTAGATTTGACAAGAAGACTGAAACATACAAACCAAAAACATTTAAGAAAGAAAATTATTAATGCGTCACATAATTTATGGTCCTCCAGGCACAGGAAAAACACATACTTTACTTGGACATATAGAAAAATTTTTAAATAATACACCATCAGATAAGATTGGTTATTTTACATTTAGTAAAAACGCTGCACAAGAAGGTAAACAAAGAGCAGTAGATAAGTTTAAATTATCTTTTAATGATGTGCCATACTTTCAAACACTACATGCGTTTTGTTTTAATCAATTAGGTATAAACAGGAACCAGGTAATGCAACCAAAGCATTACAAAGAACTATCAGAAAAAATGCAGATAGAACTTGAAGGTGCAAAACAAGACGAGGACTACGAGGGTGTATTCTATTCTCCAGATCCATACATACAATTAATAAATTTAGCAAGATCAAAAGAAATGGATCCAATAAAATTTTATAATTTAAATAACAATTCCAAGATACAATTAAATAAATTAGAAATTATAATAGAAGAGTTAGAAAATTATAAAAAACAAAATGGATTAATTGATTTTCCTGACATGCTAGAAAAATTTTTAGATAACGGAAAAGCACCAAAACTTAGAGTTATGTTTGTAGATGAAGCACAAGATTTAAGTTTGGTGCAATGGAAATTAGTTAAAAAAATAGAAGAGAATGCTCAAGACTCATACATATCAGGGGATGATGACCAGGCTATATACAGATGGAATGGTGCACACGTTAGTACATTTATAAATTTAGAAGGTGAAAGAACTGTATTGGATCAATCACAAAGGGTGCCACAAAAACCTTTTGCGTTAGCAAATAACATAATAAAAAAAGTAAGAAACAGAGTAGATAAAGAATGGTTACCAAAAAAAGAAGAAGGATTTGTTAATTATTGTAGTGACTTACATGAAATAAATTTTTCAATAGGTAGATGGTTAGTGCTAGCACAAGCTAATTATATGTTGGCAAATATTGGAGAGATACTAGATGAAAAAGAATTATATTGGCAAAGAAGAAATGCTACACCTAAAGTAAAAAATATCTATGAAGTTATAAAAAAATGGAATGATTTACGAAAAGGTATACCTCTTCATTTTAATGACGTTAAAAAACTTTTTGCAAAGATGACTACAGATAACTGGGATCCAAAGTTATTTAAAACAATAGTTAAAGATGGATTTTATGATATTGATACATTGAAAGAAAAATATGGTCTTAAAACAGAAGTAGAATGGGACAAAGCATTGAATGAAATTGGTGATGAGGACGTAAAAAAAATAAAAAAATTAATTAAATCAGGAGAAGATTTAGATAAGAATCCTAGAATTAGTATATCTACAATACATGGAGTTAAGGGTAATGAAAGAGAGAATGTAGTTGTGACAACAGATTTGTCTAATGCAGCATTTATTGATTATGAAAAAGATCCAGATGATACACATAGATTATTTTATGTTGCGTGCACAAGAACAGAAAAAAATTTATATATAATTGAACCACAAACAAGAAAGGCTTATAATCTATGAGTAAAGTATGGGACAAGCAACACGGAGGATCACACTATCAGAAATATAAAATTCAACCAAGCAAATTTGTTGTTGAGAATGAGTTGTTATATCCTGAAGGTTGTGCTATAAAGTATATCATAAGACATAGAGATAAGGGAAAGAAGCAAGACATATTGAAAGCAATACACTTTTTAGAAATGATACTTGAGAGGGATTATGAAACCGATATTTAAACCACAGACTGAATGGTTACCACCAGAGTCTTTTCCTGATCTATCAAAGTATGATGAGATTGCAATTGACCTGGAAACAAAAGACCCAGAACTAAAAACTATGGGCTCTGGATCTGTAACAAATAGAGGACACATCGTAGGTATAGCTGTAGCTGTGCATGATTGGGTAGGATACTATCCTATTCGTCACGAAGGTGGTGGTAACATGGATCATGGAATGGTCACAAGATGGTTTCAAGGTGTATTAAATACACCTGCAATTAAGATATTTCACAATGCCATGTACGATGTATGTTTTTTAAGGGCTGAAAGGTATAAAATAGAAGGTCAGATCGTAGATACCATGATTGCTGGCTCTCTCGTAGATGAGAATAGGTTTAGATATGATTTAGGTAGTTTGGGTCGAGATTACGTTGGAATCGGCAAAAATGAGGCTGTATTGAAGGAAACTGCGGACCATTGGGGCATCGATCACAAGGCAGAGATGTATAAACTGCCTGCAATGTATGTAGGTGAATATGCAGAGCAAGACGCTACATTAACATACAAACTTTGGCAAGAAATGAAAAAAGAAATTTTGAGTCAAGACCTTGAAGATATATTTAATCTTGAAACAGAATTATTTCCATGTCTTGTTGACATGAGATTCTTAGGTGTACGTGTTGATATGGACGCTGCACATAAATTAAAAGAAGAATTAGTTGCTGAAGAAAAACAATGTCTACAACAAGTGTACAAAGAAACTGGTATTGATGTACAAATATGGGCAGCGAGAAGTATTGCTGAAGTATTTAAAAAAAGAAACTTACCATTTGAACGTACAGCAAAAACAGGCGCACCAAGTTTTACTAAAAACTTTTTACAGAATCAAACTGATCCTGTTGTAAAAGCAATTGCACATGCAAGAGAGATAAACAAATCACACACAACATTTATTGATACAATTTTAAAACACTCACACAATGGTAGAATACATGCTGAGATAAATCAGATAAGATCAGATCAAGGTGGAACTGTTACTGGTAGGTTTAGTTACAACAATCCAAACTTACAGCAGATACCAGCACGAAACAAAGAACTTGGACCACGGATCAGAAGTTTGTTTGTGCCTGAAGAAGGTACGACATGGGGTTGTTTTGATTACAGTCAACAAGAACCAAGACTTGTTACACACTATGCAGCATTAGATGGATTGTATGGTGTAGAAGAAGTATTAGATGCATATAATGATGGTGAAGCAGACTTTCACCAAATCGTTGCTGAGATGGCTAACATACCTAGATCATCAGCTAAAACAATTAATCTTGGTTTGTTTTATGGTATGGGTAAAAATAAATTACAAGCAGAGCTAGGTGTATCTAAAGAACATGCAGAAGACTTATTTAGAACTTACCATGACAAAGTACCATTTGTTAAAATGTTAATGGAAAGTGTTATGCGTAGAGCCCAAGATAGAGGTAGAGTTAGAACTTTACTTGGCCGAAGGTGTAGGTTTAATTTATGGGAGCCCAATCAATTTGGAATACATAAAGCGTTGCCACATGAAGAAGCGCTCGCGGAACACGGACCAGGGATCAAACGAGCATATACATACAAAGCATTAAACAAACTAATTCAAGGATCAGCAGCTGACATGACAAAAAAAGCTATGGTAGATTTATACAAAGAAGGAATTATACCACATATACAAGTGCATGATGAACTTGATATATCGGTTGATGGTAATGCAGATAAGATAAAAGAGATTATGGAATCTGCAGTTGAATTAGAAGTACCTAATAAAGTTGACTATGAATCTGGACCAAATTGGGGTACAATTAAATGAGGATAAATTATGGCATACTTAAATGCAAACATACCACCTACTTATGCACAAATAAAAAGAGAGTATTTATATGATCTTAAAAAACATCATGGAGAAGTTGAAGACTGCATTATCTTTGGTCTTAGCGCTATTGCAGGTCATGCTATTTTATTTCATGCTATTATGGAAAACGGTGCAGTATTTTATCGCTTACCAATTAGCGCGTTTATTCAAAAGGGATTTGAACCATCCGGAGTGCCCAGAAGAAGACTTGATGAACTACAGCTCTGGAATTGTTTTTCTTATTATCCTTCTGTTCATCGTTGGGACATACTAAGCGGACAAGCAGGCAAGTACATAGGTAAAGATAAAAAGTGGCATCACGGTAAGTATTTATTTACCGTTGACTTTGCACATCCAGAGAGTAATATACTAGACACGGAACATTCCGAAATACCGCACGAACACAAGTGCGCACACATTATTGCGTTGAATGACGGCAATTTTGCAGCACAACCTAACAACAGAATAATCTGGGATTTACCTTCTTTCACTGTGAAAGATGAAATTCCTGATTGGAAAGTTCAAACATCAGAATGGAATGTAGAAGATTCTGGTCAATGGATAACGGAAGATACTGACAAGTTCTTCTATGAAATGGAGGAAAAGAAAAATGATTAAAAAATTAAAAGATAAGGCTATGCACTACTGGTCTGATCACAAGATTGTATGTCTTGTGTTTATAGTTTTAGTAGCAGCGTTAATAGTCAAATAGGATTTTATGAACTATGGAGATAGCCAGGATGAATTACAGATTTACAGCAGTATTAATTATACTAATGTGTCTCCTAGCATTATTTGCTACACCAGCCTATCCAGGTTCAACTCAAACTAATACATCAGGTTCAAACACTGCAATTGAAGGTGGCTATACGTCGACTGCAACAACAACATATCAGTCTGGGTCATCTTCTAACAGCACAACAAATTCTACGACGAATTCAAATATAAAGTCTGCACCACCAACAGCTGCGGCTCCAACTGTGACTAACTCAGGATCAGATGTTTGTCTTGCTGGAGCGTCAGCAGGTGTTCAAACGTTTGGAATTGGTGTATCTGCAGGTAAATCTTTTAGAGATAAGAACTGTGAAAGAATAAAATTATCAAGAGAACTAAATTCACTTGGAATGAAAGTAGCGGCAGTAGCTATTCTTTGTCAAGATCCTCGTGTGTTTGCTAGCATGGAACATGCGGGCACTCCATGTCCTTACGAAGGTTCGATAGGTAAAGAAGCAAAAGCAAAATGGAAAAAATATGGTAAGCTAAGACCAGATTATGATCTTTACGTTAAAAATTTACAGATAAAAGAAGAGGCTAATCAAGAAGAAGAACAAAGAATTACAGAAGAAATGGAAGCAATAGATAAAGCTAAAGCAGAAGAAGAGGCAAGATTGGAAAAAATAAATAAAATAAAACAATGGAAGGATCCTAGATGAGCAATAAACCATTAAATATATCGGACGAAGCACGTGTACAAATGCCAATGAAAACGGTTGCTTCTTTAATAACGCTAGTAGCAATTGGCACTTGGGCTTATTTTGGTATTATTGAAACTCTTAATAAACACACAACAACTTTAGAATTGATGCAAAAAGATTTAGAACAAAACTCTGAATTTAGAATCAAATACCCGCGTGGAGAATTAGGGCAGTCTTCTGGGGAGGCTGAACTTTTCATGTTGGTCGAACATATGGCAGGGTTGATTGAGTCTATGGATGAAGAATTAAAAGGTATGAGAAACAATAAAATTAATATAGACTTTTTAAAAGAACAAACATCTAAATTACAAGAAGATGTAGAAAAATTAATTAGAAACGGGAACGGTCACTAATGATTGAAATGGTATTCGCACTTTTACTTCTGCAAGATCACAAAATTATAGAACATCGTTATCACGAGTCGTTATCAAAATGTCTCAAGGCCAAACGTTATGCCATGAAAGACAAGAATCCTGGTGATAGAGTTGTATATAAATGTTTGCAATCTAAAGCAAATATAGAGGTATACATGGGTGAAAAGAAAATTTTATCTTTAATATTAGACTGATGAAATTTGTATTAACTTTATTGATGTGTAGCTATACAGCTAACACATGTATGCCTCCGTATCAATGGCCAGAAAAATTTAACAGTGGCTATGACTGTAGTATTTTTGGTTATGAAGAATCTGTTAAAAAATTAAAAGAGATAGGTAGAGAGGAAGTAGAGCTACATAGAATATCTATAACTTTTACTTGCGATCAAATTTCTGACATATGAAATGGTTAATTACATTTTTAATATTAGT